GCCCCGCCCAGTGCGGGGCTTTTTCATTTCTGAGAATCCCCCATGAAGCCAGTCCATAAGATCGTGGCCAATGGCCTCGACATTTCCGACGCCATCAACGACCGGCTGTTGAGTGCCCGCACCGTCGACAAGCCCGGCATAGACTCGGATGACTTTGAGTTGCGCCTAGATGACCGGGACGGCGCCCTGGCGTTACCGTCACGTGGCGTCGAGCTGGCCGTGTACCTGGGCTGGGAAGGCGAAGAACTGGCCTTGCTGGGCAAGTACACGGTCGATGAGGTCGAAGTCTCCGGCCCGCCTGACACTATCGTCATTCGCAGCAAGTCCAGCGACACACGCGGCCCGGCCAAGACGACCCGTAGCGACTCCTGGGAAGGCGTGCCGCTGGCCAGCATTGTGGCCGACGTCGCGAAGCGCAACGGCTGGACGCCTGAGTGCCCGGTACAGACGCTGGTCGAGCGTGCCGACCAGTTGGGCGAGTCGGATCTGTCGTTTATCACCCGGCTGGCCAAGCAATACGGCTGCACAGCCAAGGTAGCGGACGGCAAGCTTTTGGTTCTGCCTATCGACAGCGGCAAGAGCGCAAGCGGTAAGGCTCTGGCAAAGGTCACGATCAATAAAACGGATTGCAGCCGGTATCAGTTTCGCCTGGGCGACGACAGCGTGAAAGAGGCGTCCAAGGCGGCGTATCAGGACGGAGACGGCAACCTCAAGACGGTGCAAGTCGGCAACGACGGCTTGGATAACCAGGCCCCTGTCCACACTGATCGGCACATTCACCCCAACCAGTCGGCGGCCGAGGCGGCAGCAAAAGCCAGGCTTGAGGGTTTCAACCGCTCCCAGGCGGACGTCAGGCTTGAAATGGTCGGGCGTACCGACGTGTTTGCAGAGTCCCCTATCGGGGCTGTGGGCTTCAAGGATGAGCTTGACGGCGAGTATCTGGCCGACACGGTGACGCAGGACTGGAACGCCAGCGGCTGGGTTACGACGATTGAGTGCAACGCGGGCAACAAGGGCGGGAAAAAGGACAAGCCGCTAAAGGTTATCGACGTTAGCTGATGGGGACGGTCCCGGCCAGCCGGGGCGAAGTGGATAGGAGTACAGATGTTTTACTGTATGCCTATCCAGTATTAAGGCTTGTCGATAGAATGCTGTTAGTCGCGTGATGGAACGGGAGAACTGACATGCATATACCCAATAACCCTTTGCTGAAAAATGACGTGCGGTCTACTATCGAGGCCGCTTATTTTTACTGCGAGTACCTGTGCATCCTGAAATCAGGCGATGACCGGGCACATGTAGGAGAGTGGTTTCAGTTGGAAACACTGCGGCAGGCGCTGCTGTCTGTCCGTTCGGAAACTGCAATTACACAAAAAGTGGACTGAGCGAACGAGTCGAGTTATTCTGCGCACCTACGCCCGAAGAGGCGTTGTTAAAACAGAATTTTAGAATCAGGCAGGCTTAAAAAGAAAAACCCCCGAATGTGGCGTTCGGGGGTTTTGGGTGAATAGCACAAGAATAGGCTCGCACCGACAAGCAAGGTAGAGTCTATTCGCTGATCACCGCTTAGGCAAGCCCTAGTCACTAGGGAATGGCGATGGTCGAGGTATCCGCGAGCGCGGACCTTTCCCCCATGATGTGGGGAAAAAGCGCTTACTCGTATCCGGGTAAGTTTTTAGGCTCTGGCAATCGGTGCGGGCATGATCCTGCGCGATTCTCGGCTGAGCGTCTGGCGCTGCCTGAAACAAAGAGCGGGCATCGCCTCTCTATCCTCCAAAAGCTCATTGACAGGGTGCAGGGCTACTTTCTGGACCCTGCAAGTATCCCCTTGCTCGCATACCGCGAAGACAAAAAAAAGCACGACGGTTCCTACCGGCAGAACCGTAGTGAAGCCCGCGAGGCCCACGGCCTTGTGGCCAGCACGATCATTGCCGATCTGGATCTTAAATCTCTGCGTGTGGGCAACTATGCCCCGAACGGCGAGTTTCGTTGCACGTCGTTCGACGAGTTGGCGCGGCGTTGCGGGCTGACCAAGCCTGCGGCGATCGCAACTGATAAGCCGGTGGCGAATAGCCGATTCTGGCGATGTGTCGCGCAGCTAAAGCGTGCGGGCATGTTCGAGGTATTCGAGCAGTACGAAGAAACCCCCGATGGCAAGCGGGGTCGCCCGGCTATCAAGGTCGTTAGCGAAAAATTCCTGCGCGTGCTGGGCGGGATTACCAAGGACGCCATGGGGGCCGCCCGGAAGAAGGCCACAAAAGCAGTGGCCAAGTTCATCGCGGGCGCCGTCGTCGGGGGCATCCAGTCCAAGGATGAGCAAGACGAGCTAAGCGCCCAGGTGCGCAGTCAGCGCACGCGCAAAACGCTGTTCCCGAAGCCGGTTATCAAGAACCTGTCCCCTGGCGTGAGCAGCCCGGTCGGTGTGCTGGAGCCAGATAACAGCCTGCTGTTAGAAAGCTGGAAGGCGCACAGTGAACAGGTATACGCCGCCATGGCGGAAGCCCTCGGCCGTCGCCCGACGCTGGCCGAATCCCGAACGCGCTACGCCGAGTTCGGCGGCCTGACAACCGAAGAGTGGTCGGCGCGCCGCCGACGACTTTAGCCCACCCCGTCCTTTCTCCCCGAAGCCTCGGGCGCCTTGCTGTGGGCGCTCAGAGGCTTTAGTGCTGTCACCCCTCAAATCCCCCTTATTCCCTCTCGCTGGGCGCCTCAAAACGCGCCTGGAAGCCGCCTATTCGACCCCCTCAATGTCATCTAGCCCCAGCTCGGCGAACGCGTCGGGCCAGGTTGGAAAATTAAGTGCATACCCCGGATGTTAAGTCCGACAGAAGTACATTTAAGTCGATAGTGTTCTTTTCCCAAGAGCTTCTTAGAAACGGTGGGCCACCCTGCGGGCAGCCCTGTTAATGCCTCGGCAAAGCCGAGAATTGTTTGTTTTCGGCGCCGGTGGCGCCATCGAGGCTGCCCGCAATTCGTGCCTACGGCACGGCGGGACATGGGATGTGGAGAGGCGAAGCCTGTGGCGTGCCTTCCTGAGCCGTTCCAGTTGCTGCACGGCGGTCGCAAATCGTAATCCTGATCCTAGCATAGGGTGCCGCCGTTTCGCGCCTTCACGCCTCGGGCTGCGCCCTGGTACGCCGCAAGCGGCGGGTTGATAGTGAGGGGAGGGGTCGTCAACAATCTGACGCGCCTGAATCGCCACCTTCTGATAAAGTCGCCGCCAAGGTCGGGCATCTAGCCAAGACCGTTTTCCGGGAAATTCCGATGACTAAACAAGCGCCGCACGTGGCCGCGCTCAAGGCCGATTTTCGCGACCGATTCGGGCACAGACTCAGCGCACGCAGCAGCCCAAGGGCGGGCGTTGAGGCCCTTCTGCTGTCAGTGCCTGCATTTGCTGGCCAGGGCGGCGCCCGTCCGTTACTCGTAACGATTGGTGCATGGCTCGAATCACGGGGGTTCTACCTCGATCAAGATCATGGTCGGGTCGGGCTGCTTTCGTTTCCTGACGGCTGGACTTGCTGGGAGTTGGGCATGTCGGTTCGCGTGCGATACAGGAGGGAGTGAAGGGTATTCACTCCCTGGATTACCGCCGATGGTGTCGGCGGTTTGCAACGGAGTGGATTATGTTCTGGCTGGTTGCGAGGGATGGTGTACGGACCTCGATTAACGCCGTGGATATGTGGGAGGCGATGCGGGATGCGTTGCGCTCCGATTGTGATTTGCTTGTCGCGGCTAGGCCTGGTCGCGTGCTGGGCCGGTCCGAATTGCTGGCCGCGCTCAAGTTGGGCCGCCCTGGCCTGTTTGATGACTACTTGCCCGGCTGGGAACCGCCTACCTTCGAAGAATTCCGCGAGCTGCTGCGTATTGCCCGGTTGACCGGCAGCATGGCTGCCGCCGTCGTCGGCGTGACGCCGGTCAAGATTCGCAAATGGGCGGGCGGCGATGGCAGCCCGCCGTATGCGGTCTGGCGTCTGCTGGCCATTTATGCCCGGCTCGCCGAGCCGTCGAGGGTGGAGCTGTCAGCGGCCGAATAAAATAAAGGATACCTATAGGATTGACATAGGATACTAAAGGGATATCCTTTGGGTATCTGTTCGGTATCCTTTGAGGGTTTAGGCATGTCCATAATTTTGTTCGGCAATACCAAGGGCGGGATCGGCAAGTCGACGAGTTCGGTGCAAGTGGCCGTAGGCCGAGCGCTTCAGGGTAAAGACGTGCTGCTGGTCAATGGCGACCGGCAGTCATCGTCGGCAAAGGCCATCGGCCGTCGTGATGAGGCCGCCATTACCCCGAGCGTGACGCTTGTGTCTTACCCTGAAGGCGACCAGTTGCGTACTCAGGTACTGCGGCTGGCCAGCAAGTACGATGACGTCATCATCGACGCGGGCGGGCGTGACAGTTCAGCACTGCGGCACGCGATGATGATTGCGGACGTCATGCTGGTGCCCATCGCCCCCGGCAACTTCGAGTTGGATGCCCTAGAGGATGAGTTAATACCGCTGATCCAAGAGATTCAGACCCTGCGCGGCGATAACCCGCTGCCGATCTACGCCTTTCTTAACAAGGCCGAGCCTAACAAGTTCTCAAGCGACAACATCGCAACGCGCAAATCCATAGAAAGCTTCCCTGAGTTGCAATTGCTGGATATCAACGTGGTGGATCGTAAGGCGATTGCTTCTGCCTCTACGACTGGTATCAGCGTTCGCGAAGCCAAAGTGAAGGACCCTAAAGCGGTCAGGGAAATTGACGCGCTCATGTCTGCGCTGTTTAATTAGGATATCGTTTAAATATCTAATGGGTATCCCTTGGATATCTAAAAGACACTCTTTGAATATCTGGAAGGTATCTTATGGCATCAGTTATCAAGCGCGCCCCTAAGCCAGCGACAGCCGACCCGGCGTCGGATCAGGTAGCAACCAAGGCCGCCGCGACGGCGCCCGACAGCAAGGGGAAAAAGAACATGCGCGGAAAGCGCGAGATGTTCGCGGTGGGCTTTGAGCCGGAGCTTATGGCAGAGCTGGACGCCGCCCGTGCGCGGGTAGGTCTTTCGCGTCCGGCGCTGCTCAAGCTGGCCTTGCGGCGCCTGCTGGATTCCGGCGTTTAAGGTGGCGTAAGGATCTATAAAAGATATTAAAAGGATATCCCTAGGATATTGTAAAGGTATCCTTTAGGTTGTATAGTTCGTTCATCCAGTCAAACCAGGGATGTACGAAAATGACGCAGTTCAAGCCGCAAACGGAAGCGCAGCAAATCGCCGGGGCCATCCTCGATCAGTTCGGCGCCCGTCGCTTCATGGTGATGACCGGCGCTAGGGGCGTCGTTGCTCTGCCCCAAGGGCTGCAATTCCAGTTGCCTGCCAAGGCGGCGCGGGACGGGATCAACATGGTTCGCGTCGAGCTGGACGAGTTCGACTTGTACCGGGTCGTGGTGGGCCGCTGGCAGCGTCTGGACTTCACGGAAAAGGCCCGCGAGCAGGGCTTGCTGTGCGCGGATCTGCACGCCGCTTTCACCCGCCTGACCGGCCTCGAAACCCATCTATAAGCAGCCCTGCCCCGGCTGCGCCGGGGCCTGTTGGAGTCGCACCATGGCCCGTAAGCCCGTTCCCAAATACGTCCCCCTTGAACAGCGCCCGGCGTTCCTCGCGTCCGTCGAGGCGCTGCCCGTTGACCCGGCCGAACTGGAAGCGCTGGCCCGGCAAGCGCAGCAGCTCTATAACGATGCGGTCGTGGCCGGAGACGTTGAGCGGCTGGACGCGGCGCATGATGCTTATATGGCGGTGGTGGTGCGCCTCAATGGCAGCAATCCGGCCGGTTGCGGGCCGATCATCGGCGCGCTGGACAAGGCGCTGGCCGCTGCGCCGGGCCATGTGCCGGGCTGGGGGCAGGCCGGGCATTTCTTGCTTGAGGTGGACGGCCTGCGGGTGCAGGTGGTGGCCCGCTCCGGCACGCTGGAGAACCATTGCATTCATGATCTGATTGCGGTCGATCTGGACAAGCCATTTCCCAATGAGTCCGGCCGCAAGAGCCTGTACATGACCGTTACGCATCACCTGGGTGAAACGTTCGATCAGGCGGTGCGCCGGGCGGTGCGTGAGCTGCTGGTGATGGACGGCCAGATGGTCAGCATTGGCGCGGACGCCAAGCTGTTGCCGTCGCTGGCCAAGCGGCCGGGCTGGCTGGTCGATGCGCTGGCCGGGGTCAAGCCGGACGGTCAACTGGCGATGTTCGGCGATGCGCCGCCCGCCAAAGTCCCCTTGACCAACGCCCAGCGTCAGAAGGCATTGCGCGAGCGGCGCAAGCAGCAGCAATTGAAGCCGGTGATGCTGAACGAGCTGGACCGTAACGTGCTGCGCATGGCGTTGGACGCTTACGACTCGTTCGATGGCTGTTCGTCGACACCCGAGTACCGGTTGGGGTTGTTGCGGCGTCTGGTGCCGGGGGCCGATTGGTTCCCCGCCGAGCATCGCCAGTGCCAGCAACTGAAGCGCTTGCATGAGGCCGAGGTCGGCCGCTGGGTGCGCAAGAGCCAGGAGGGCAGCCAGGAGTCCAGCCGCTGGGCCGCCAAGGCGCGGGAATGGGAAGCTCAAGCCAAGGCCGCGCAGGCCTTGGAGAAAGAAAACGCCTTGCTGGAGAACGAGCGCAACGGCTCATTGGCGGCCGTCCAGACCTTGACCGAGCGCTTGCGCCGTGCGGGGTTGTGCACTGACTACCGCAAGCAGCCGGGCGAATAGCGTGACCGTAACGGGGAAAATCAATGCATCACAAGTGTTGCCATGGCATCACAAGTGATGCATAATGGCTCTACCGAAACAGCAAGGACGGAAGCAATGAAGTGCAGCGAGTTTCGGCGGTGGTTAACGGCTCAAGGCGCAACGTTTAAACATGCCAAGGGCAGTCATTGGAAGGTGTACGTCAATGACAAAATGACCATCTTTGCGGACCACGGGGCGAAGGAAATGCACGAAGGGCTCCGCAAATCGACCATCAAACAACTGGGCCTCAAGGACTGAGGCCCGGTTGTACCCCTGACCGGTGAGGCCTTTATGTATCAGTACCCGTTGGAGCTGCACCACGAAGCCACTGGCGTGTGGCTGTCGTGCCCGGACGTGCCGGAGTTCAACGCCTCCGGCGACACCCTGGACGAGGCCCTGGACGAAGTGAGCAACGGCATGGAGGCGGCGCTGTCGCTGTACGTCGACCAGCGCCGCAAGATCCCGGCCGCCTCGGTCGAGGCCAGCGGTCAAGCGCTGGTCGTGCGTCTGCCCGCGTTGACCGTGGCCAAGGTCATGCTCTGGAATACCCTCTGCGACGAGGGCGTCAGTCGTGCCGAGCTGGCCCGGCGCATGGGCTGCACGCGGCAGATGGTCGACCGCCTTGTCGACTTCCTGCATACCTCGAAAATCGAGCAGGTGGAGCGCGCCCTGGGCCACTTGGGGCGGCGGCTGTCGATCAGTGTCGAGGCGGCGTAGTCACGGCGGCGGCGCCCGGAATTTCTCTCGTCTGATCGCCTGACGCAGCCAATAGATGGCAACCATGTGCCCGCCGACGTCGCGGTGCCACGCCTGTTCAATGCTGTCGGCCAGCCCGTCCAGTTCGGCCAGGACGTGCCGGTAACGCATGATTTCCAGGGTCATGCGGCGCACGTCCGGGTCGCGGTTGTTGGCGTAAATCCGCCGCAATTCGTAGACGCTGACCGGCTCGAAGGGCGGCAGTTTGTCGGCCATGGCGCACCTGTTGACTGTTTGGATATACAGTATTGTGCCATAGGTGCCGCCGTCCGGCCGCGCCGCCGATAAAAGGAATCCCCCCATGCCAACCGAGCCAACCCCCGCTGACCGCCGCGCCCAGGTGCTGGCGGATCTGCACGAAGCCATTAGCGACAAGGCCGCGTTGCTTGCGGACCCCGAGGGGCATACGCGGGCCGTGACCGAGCGCTGTAAGGCGGCCTATGCCCAAGGCCTGATCGATGCCGACGACCAGTGCGAACAGCTCGAATGGATCGATGCGGGCTACGCCTGGGCGGTCGAGGAACTTATTACCCAAGGCGTGATTGAGTAGCCTTGCGAGAATAGGCAATCTTGCCTATTCTCTTGCATTAGGCAATTCTGCCTATTGGTAAGAGATTGACCCGATGGACAACCGCGAGCGCTACCGGCAATTGCTGAAAGCCCACGGCATTACCCAAGCGAAAAGCGCGGTGCTGATTACCGCCGTGACCACGCGCCCGTGCTCAGAGCGCACGGTGCGCTCTTGGCTCAATGACCCGGATAAGCCCAGTTCCAGCCCGTGCCCGGCGTGGGCCGTGGCGGCCCTGGAAAAGGCCGTCAAGTACATGCAGCAAGCCCTGGCGCAGCGCGCCCAGGCCCATCCCCAGGACAAGGAAACCCCGCCATGACTCCGGCGCAATCGAAACGCTTTAATAAGCTGTGCAAGGATCTGCGCGCCTTGCTTGAGGAACTGGAGGCCGAGCACCCGGATGTGGTGCTGTTCGCTGAGGACAGTTGCTTAGCGCTGTACGACTGGCCCGAGGACGAAGACCGGCGCCCGGATGAATCTTTTTCTGACACCCAGTACATCGGCAATGTCAGCGGTGGCGGCCGGTAGTCGGCCCGTTACGCATAACGAACGACAAGGAAACCCCGCAATGACTGGAATTAATACGAGTTGTCACAGCGTCATGGTGCAAAAGGCTCGCGCTACGGGCTTTGAGTGCGAGTTGTATGGCAGTGAACTGGAAGCCGGTTTGCAGTTGCTTTGGCAGCATTTGGTTCATGCCCCTGATGGCGCCAAGGCGCTGGCCGCGCTGCGTGCGCAAATGGACATTGACTGGGCGCTGTTTGAGAACGAGCTGGCCGACGAGGCGGCCGCCCAGGGGTAGCCCGGCGACGTACCCATAACGCCACTTATGTTCAATAGGCCCCGTCATTTCGAGAGAAGTCGCGGGGCTTTTTGTCGTCTGCTGTTTATCACTTTGCCGTAAAGTGATGTATCATTTTGCCATAAAGTGATTTTACGCAGACCCCAACCCCCAGGACGACCCCGCCATGAGCATCGAGCAAGGCAACGGCCCCGACGCCGAATATCGGTTTTTCGTTTACGACCCCCAAGACGGCGAATTCACCTACTACAAGACCGCCGAGGCCCGCGACCAGGGCGCCGAGGCCGTGATTAATCTGTTCCTCGACGACGGCTGGGACGAGCTGGTGGAGCAGGTCGTGGCCGGTGAGCTGACGCACCTGTGCGTACAGGTCGGCCGCCAGGACCGCCCGGACGCCGCCGAGTTGGACGCCGAGGGCCGCGACAAAGAGGGCCAGCACTGGGGTGACTTTAAGTACGTCTGCAATTACGCACTGGAGGCCCTGCCGCCCGCGCCTGAAGCGTTTTCGACGGTCGTCACGACGGCCGGGGCCGAGTTGGTGGAGCAGTACCAGGGCATTCCCGGTACGGCGTTTCAGGCGTTCAACGCCAAAGCCTGCGCGGGGGATCTGTAAATGTCCGTTCCTGATCTGATCTTGCCGAGCGTGACCGTCGAAGGCGGCGAGCTGGTCATCCGTATCGCCGTCGACACGCTTTGTCATGCTGTCACCATGGGTGATAACTGGCCGGTCGACTACAAGGGCGAATCGCGGGCGACCATCGTCAATAAGCCTCTGTTCGCGCATGAGCTGGCCGCACAGTTGCTCAATGAAAATGAGCAGGGCGATACGCCGTTGCATTTCCTGTTCGATGACGCGGCGCTGGTCCTGATCGAGGCGGGCAGCGAAGCGGTAGAGCTGCACGAAGACGCCGAAGGGGACGATCAGTAATGAGCGAAGTCGTGGATATCGACGAGCAGGTCACGCAGCTATTCGAGGCCCTGGGCGACATTGAGGGCGATGCCGCCATGGTGCCCGCGCTGCTGGTCCATGCCGACCGCCTGCGCGCCCTGGCCGCTGCCTGCGAGCAGACCGAACTGTTCCGCCAGTCGGCCGAGCAATACGCCGCATTTCAGATTCAAATTGAAGTGGACCACGAACCGGCTGACCGGCTGTACGCGACGTGGGTGCATTTCCTTGACCGGGCGCTTGAAGCCCCGACCGATCTGCATAGGCTGGCGGCGGTGCGTATCTGCCTGCCGCTGGTGGCGCATTATCTGCCCAAGGTGTCCGTATGAGCCTGACTGCCCGGCAGCAACAAATATTGGAGTGGATCGATCAGGGCAATAACGCGGACGTATTGAACGTCGATTTCGAAGAGTTCCTTCACCTGAAGTTGGGCGGTATCAGCCTTAAAACCGCCATGAAGGACGTACGGCATCTTTATGCCGAAGGATGGTTGCGGCGCTCTGCAATGGCTACCGGCATGCCGTTTGCGGGTGGTGCAAAATGGGTGCGCAGCTACGTTTCGAAAAACAAAGTATTCGGCGTGTCGCGGTGAGTGCTGCCCTCAAGCGCCCCCAGGCCACAGCAGTGCAGTGGCGCGCCGCTAAGGCGGTGTTGGGCCAGCAGGTCGCCGCCGTTGAGCGAGCGGACAGTCTGGAGCAGGTCAAGCACCTGCAGGACGTTGCCTTAGATTGGATCAATAGCTTGCTCGCCCTGGGCCTGTCGTCCGGCGCGGCCAGTCACTACCGGGCGGCCCTGCGTGTCGTCGTGCGCGCAACGCGGCGCCGCCTTAACGAAAGCGTTACCGTAACGAAGGAGACAATTGCATGAATCAGGATCTGACGCGCCCGCTCCGGGCTTTTTGGGTAGGTGACTACGACATTTTCGCCGCGTTCGACGAGGCTCAGGCATTGCGCCTGGGCAACGTTTGGGCCATGGACCCCGAGACGTTTGCAGAGGATGAGGTGGAGGAAGTTTCCGCCGAGACGCTGGGCGAGCCAGTGGCGAAAGACTTTCCAGACGTGACCCTTCGCGGCCTTCTGTATGCCATGAAAGAGCCGGGACATATGGCGGGTTATGAGCGCTGATCGGTGCGTAGGCCTGGCTACGGCTGGACAAAGGCCGGGTCTGCCTTCAGGCTCTCGCCGCGCTGACTGACAACGAGGTTTGAATGGGCGAGAAAATGTATACGGTCGCTGAATTTGCTGGGCTGTCCTGACTCATGTCTGGCTGGTCCGCAAAGGACGCCATTTATGAAGATGACCTTCGGCGCTACGTTGAACAGCACATTGTCCGCGAAGTGCTGGTGAGCCGCTTCGAGGGCGGCGAGTGGTGCTTGTGCGTGCGCCTGGGCGGTCCCACGTCGCGGTGGATTCCGGTTCGCTCACAGCGCGAGACGGTGCGTACCTGGGCAAGTCTGGACACGCTGACCAAGTGGGCCGACCGTTTAGGCCTGCGCGGTTATGCGTTGCAGATGTGACATGTCACAAGCGCAGATTGCGCCGCGAAGTATTAGGCTATTCCCTCTGCGTACATCGATCCCCGCACCCCGTTATCCCTGACGGCCTGTCGGCCGGTGGTGGGGTTGTCCCACACGCTATCCCACACACTGACGCACAAATAAGAAGCCCCGCAAGTAGCGGGGCTTTAGGCGACGGCTCGCAGTGGAGGCCCGCCAGCCGGTGAGGTTGAGTTACGCGAGCAGCGTGACGTTTCCGTCATCGTTCTATCACGGCGGTGCCTACTGGGCCTTGTGCAGTCGTTCTCAATCTCAAACACTGCGGCGATGCACAGTAGCATGCACAGCGCTTGGGGGATGAGAACGCCCAAGGTAAAGGCGCGGGTGATCATGTGGACTTTGTTGCGTGCGCCTAGCTTGGCCATGATGGCCGATTCAACTTGGCGCATGCTTACCGGGTCAATGTCCAAGTGCTGCGCGATGATGGGGGTGGGCACGCCGTCTGCCAGCCTGACCAGCACGTTCAATTCTTGATTGGATAGGTGCTGACCCGGCAGGCCTATTACTTCGTCGCCCACGATAGTGGCTTGTGCGGTCATTGTTCGTGCTTCCTTGCGCGGATGAGGTTAGGCGGCGTGAACGGCGGCCTGAAGGGCTATTAGCTTGTCGCGCAACATGTGTATGAGCGCGTGTATGTCCTCGGCGTTTTCGACAGTCACGGCGCCTTCATAGATAGACAGGCTTGCGATTGCGCCAATCCCTGAACACATGGCAATCGAGCTGCCAATGGCAGCGAATAGATGCTGTTTGCGTTCAAGGGGGAGGGTGTCAGTGTTCTGGTTTTGAGTGAGGGTTTTACTGCTGCTGCCATGCTGCATGGTTGTGGGCCTTGCGAATCCTATGTGTACGTGTAATGTTACACATAAAGTGGAATCCACGACAGCGAAAAGCATGGCCTTGTGACATTATTTTAACGGTCGGTCGCGATTCTAACGACTCTTCCGACGACCTGTACCTTGTCCATTTCCTCGCGGGACAGGTGTTGGTCCGGGTACTCGCTTTGATTTTGAGCCAGCAAGGTAAAGCTGCCGTCTGTTTCCTGGCGAATGCGGCGAATCCAGATTTTATCGGCTACGACAATGCCGAACAGGTCGACGCCTTCCGGTTTAGTCCGGGTGCAGTCGAGCAGTACCTCGGCCTTTTCCTCGATCAGGGGTGACATGGACGAATCGAGCTGGTGAATAGCTAAAAGCTTGCTGCTATCTAAGCCGCGACGCTCAAGGTAAGGGATGTGGTAAGCGCTGTTTGCGCATGATTGAGGCACGGCGATGGTGCCCGCATCGGTAGTAATAATGGGGCTGTTCGCGGTTACGTAGTTTGTTTTAGCGCCGGTTCCGTCTTCATCATTGGTATAGCCGTTTAGCCACGCGGGGGTTTTCCCAAGAACTACGGCAAGGCGCATTAGGTTTTCGGTCTTTGGCGCTCGTACTTCAAGTTCCCAGTTGTAATAGGCGGACATGGATATTTTGGCGCCACTCATGGCGTTGATACGGGCAACAACTTCATCGGGTGTCAGTTTCGATTCGGCGCGGGCCTGCCTGATGCGATGTCCGATGATTTTGTGAAGCTCGTTCATTGGTCGGCTCTCTAAAGCGGCTGATATATGCGTATGACAAGGCCTGAATTTGATAATTCAGTTCGTGTAAAAATACACTTAAAGTGTATGGAGCGCAAAAAAACAACTTGAGCTGTTCAGGAACCTGACATAGAGTTACACAAATAGTGTAATTTTTTGGTGTCGCAGTGGACCTCAATAGTTGGATTGATCAAGTCAGTGAGGCTAAAACGTCTCTGCGTCAGGGCATGCGCCATGTCGTACCGGCTGCCGTCCTACTGAATGAAAATCCCCGCACTGTCTATTCGTGGTATCGCCGCGAGCGATCCCCGGCCTTTCCTGCTGCCATGAAGATCGTCACCATTTCGGGCGGCGCTGTTGACTACAACGGCATTTTCCAGCCATTCCAGCAGGCTGCCGAGCGCGCCAAGGTTTCCAGCAGTGGCGGCCTTTAAGCTCGACGCCGGTTTTTCCTCGCGGCCTGAAGTCAAAAAGGTTGAGCAGCGCTTCGCCCTTGCGGGCATGGCTCGTATGGTCAAGATCCTTGAATTGCTGACCGGCAGCCCAGACCCCGCCAGCGGCGTTATTGAAATGCCTGTCAGTGATTGGGAGGAAGTCATGCAGCAAGGCTCTGTCCTGCTTATGCCGTTCCTGAGCTACTTGCAACAAGCCGATTGGCTGACTGTAGATCCCGACGTTGAAGTTGGCGCGCCGTTACGAGTAACGGTCAGCAATCCCCAGCAATATCTCGTTTCGGACGCGGCATTGCCGACGTATCCCCAGCTTTTCAGCCAGCCCGCCGAGTGGCGCGACTGGTTCGTCACTGAGCTGACGTCTCCCGGCTACGCCGTCGATACGCCGGAGACGCAGCAGCTTTTCCGGCGTTGGTGCGCAACCAACGTCACGTTGACCGAAATACAGGCCGCCATAGAGCTGGCTATTACTGCGAGGCAGGCGCCGACCCCGGCTGCACTGCACGAATACATTAAGGCTGTGCGCAAACTCAAGTTAGAGGACGCCCGACGCTGACGCGTAAGGGTTGAGGGAGCGCTGTTTCATGTTGATTGCACTTTCCGGTGGAACTGCGGCCGAGCGTAAAGAGCTGGCCGAATCCTTGCGAGCTGATAGTCGTGGTGGTTTGGTCCTGCATGAGCAGGAAAGGCCGGGCATGCCATCGGCTACAAATCGTTGTTCTCCCGCCACTGTTTCCACCCTTCGGGCTGGCCTGCTGGCTGAAATTCTGTCGGGTCGCTCGCCTCGAAACGCGCTGATTCTGGTGCATTGCTTGGCTGAGCAAGAGGCTGATCTTGTGCGCGCCCAGGGCGGCAGCGTGTGGCACCTGTATGGCGAGCCGTCGCGTCATGTGGTGATCCGAAAGGGCGACCCGATTGTCTCGCGCCTGCGCGGCGTGCCTGGGCACGTTGTTGAGCCGCTGGAGGCCTATTCGCAGATGGTTTTGGCCAAGCGGGCCGGTCGTCATGTCTAGTTCAGTCTTTACGATCCTGCCCCAGTACGCCTATGGCGACCCGGCGCGCATCGTTGAACAGCAGCAGTTGCGCGACCTGGGCTGTCGCGCCTGCGTCCGCTCTGAGCTGGCATTCGGCATCGCTATATGTGGGAAGTCGCTCAAGTTCCCAGCCTGCCGTCGCGTACAGAACGGCTATCAGTTGCGGCCCGAGGCCGAGGGGTAGCGCTCAATGGCTCGACGCAAGAGCGACAACCAGTTGGATCGGGCGATAGAGCTGTGGGCTATCTGGTGCTATCGCGGACAGAGCGCGGCGGCCGGTAAGTCCATGCTTGCCCGGCTGATCGACAACAAGGGCGAGCTGATGTTTAGCGGCTCTGGCGGGCGCTCTTTTGGCTGTGGCGATGACCTTGAAAGCAGCATTGAGTCGTGTGTTAACCGCATGTTTCAAGAAAGCCCAATAAAGGCTGACGTGCTGCGTCTGGAGTACGGCGTGGGTGACTGGGAGGTAGTCCAGCGCCGGAAAATCGGGGGCTATGACTTCGAGCATGCCAAGCAACTGGATAAGGCGCTGTTCCTGGGTGTCAGCTACGCGACTTATCGGCGCCACCTTGCGGCTGCACGCCTGGCTATTGAGGCGATGTTGGGGGGTGCCACATGAGCGTGCCTTTATCGGATGCGCAGCCGTTGCGCTCGGCTTGGCTGGTCATCGTACCCGGCTGGCCTCCGTTCCCAATGACGTGCAGCCCTTGTACGCGGGAGCAGGCCTTAGACGTGGCTCGGGGCATCTGGCCTGCGGCTGAGATAGGCATTTATTGATTCAGCGTTACGCGTAACGGATTCATCTTTTCAACATGGGCAAGTGTGGCCCACGGGTTCGCTTTGCCTGAAATAAGCCAAGGGGGCTATATGTCTGAAGAAGCGGCCGCAAAGGCCTGGGCAAGAGTAGACACGCTGGAGCTGACCGGCCCCGCGCTTGCGTGGGCCGTGGCGACGGTCAAGATGCTGAAAGGCGAGCTGACGCAACCCCGCGTGGTGCGGGGCGGGACATACGGCGAGCCGGATTCGCTGTGGTTCATCGCGTACGGCCCGGCAGGCGTCGACTGCAATGTATGGGCGCCACACAAGGACTGGTCCCAGGGCGGTCCGCTGCTGGAAGGAATCGTTATAGCGGGTGGTCGTTGGTCGCTCACTGATAGCGTCTTTATGGTTCTCGCTCGCGGGCACCACGGGGAGCTTATTAAGGCCGAGGGTCTTGCGCTGTTAGAGAGCGTTTGCCGGGCTTACGTGGCGGTTTGGTGCGGTCTGTCGGTTAACGTCCCGGCCGAGCTGGTGACGCCATGAGCCTGCCCGTCCGCCGCTATGTCCTGCACCCTGGGCCGGTGACAAGTCGGACAGATGGGCAGCGGCATTACGTCGGCGCCGGGCCGCTCGCAAGCTGCTACCGCGTCAGCATGCGTGAATGCGTGGTGTATCCCAGCGGCACAGATGACGAAGCGGTTATTCGGCGGCGGATCTGGCGCGACCCTCCTGGGGCTATCCATCTATACCCCCGATATGACGGCAATTACGAGCTGCCACCTTCTACCTAATCCGTCTCGCGCTCGCGGGGCGTTCCTGCGGGCGCTTGTGAGTGCCTTATGTCAACAATTCTTCAAGTCGCGGTCTCTGATGCCTCTATAAAGAAGCATGCGGCCGACCTGGGCGTCATCGAGCTGAAAGACCCGCGTTACCCGTTACGCTTCCGCTACCGCAAAGACCGCACCCGAGGCAGTTGGCATGTGGTCCGCTACGAAGGTCGGGCGGTCTGGCGCAAGGCGGGTAACTGGCCGGACGTGTCGGCCCGCTCGATGCTCGACAGCCTGCCCGATGTACTTAAGCGCCTTATGGTTGACCCGTCCTGCACGGCAACCGTGGACGGCTGGGAAACCGTGGGCGAGCTGCTGGACTGGTTTTCGTCTCGCGTTGAGGCCGACCGGGGGCTAACCGAGGGGCGCCGGTCAACCGTTCTATCTGCTATCCGCTGCCATTTGAAACCCTGCCTCGGTGTGCTGCGGCTCGATGCCCTGAATAAGGCCAGGATCGACGACCGGTTGATTCAGCCGATGCGGGCAGAGTCCAGCTTGTCACACGTCAAATCGGTTTTCGGCGTCCTGCAGAACGCTTTCCGTCGTGCGCTGAGTCTGGCCAAGCTGTCGTCAAACCCCATCGACCGCGTGACATTCGGCAACTTCAGTAAAGAGAAGATCAAGCCCAAGGGGGCCAGTCTGCGCCATGTGCATGCCGTCGACCTGTTGGCCAGTTGGGCAGACCTGTACGAAGAAAAGCCGGTAGACGTGACGTTTGCCGCGCTGATGCTGACCCATGGGACGCGCATCACTGAAACCCGCCTGACCAAGTGGAAAGACCTTTCTCTTATAGAGGGAGGGGAGTGGTTCATACCGGCCACACATACCAAGTCACGCCGGGACCATCGCTTGCCGCTGACCGCCCAAGCCATCGCTCTCTTAATCCGTTACCGCGAATGGCAGCAGGCAAGGGGGTATGCCGGTGCCTACGTCTTCCCATCGACCAAGCGCCCAGGCAAGCCGGTGTCACGCGGGCAGTCTTTCGACATGTTCCAGTCCCTGGGCGCCAGTGAATGGACCAGTCACGACCTACGCAAGCTCGCCCGGACGACCTGGGGGGATTTGAACGTGGATAGCCTTGTGGGCCGCCTGCTGTTGAACCACGCCCTAACCGATCTTGAGGCGACTTACTTCCAATCGACCGGCGAGGCCCTGAAGCGCGCCGCCCTGGAAAAGTGGCATGCATGGCTCGACGCCCAGGGCTTCGACGCACTCCACAGCAAGACAGGAGCAAGACGGACCGAACGACCCATATCGCTAGACCCCGCTGGCTGGCTGGTCTGAGCGCCATTTACCCAATCCATTCTATAAGAGGATCGTTTCAATGACCGATGTGCCTGTTTTGCCGTATGTGGTGGGTGGCTTGGACGTAGCGACGGATCGAATTGAGGGGCCTTTGCTGCACTGGAGCGCGGCCACTGATGAGCTTGTGACAGGTCACAGCGATGCGGAAAGCGATCTAAGTCCCGAGGCGCAGCGCAAGCGCGAACAGCGCGACCGCGAAAAAGCGGCCGGGGTTGAGGTGTTTGAGCTGAAATTCAGCGCCTTCGAACGGGCCGAACTGGACGAAGGCCGCGTAGGCCGTGGCTCTCAGGGTGAGCCGTATACAGCAACCGAGTACGTCAAAACGCTGATCCGCAACGACGTGAAGCGGTTGCGCATTGAGCAAGGGAAACTCGCCGGGCGGATCTGCAAGAATTGCTCGAAGGCTCTACCACGGGGCTGTGGCGGCACATGGGGGAGCGAGCAGCGGTGTTTGTTGCGGGCTTCAGAGGTGGCGTTATCGCTTTGAGGCTACCCATACTTGCCTCGCGTGCCCGTACACCGTTTGTGTAGTAATTACACTTTTTGTTGACAGGCCTGAGCGTTTCCCATATCTTTCGCCTCATTGTGGTGTTGGTGCGCCACGGTGGATGCACAGCCAAGAAATTCCCTTTACCCCCGGACCTATTAGGCCGGGGGTTTTTTTATGCCCGGAGAAAACCCCAATGAGTACCGTCACTAGCGACATGGTAGAGCGCGTTGTTGCTATGCCGCCCGCCGTGGCTGCGGCGGCTACTTTCTGCGGTTGGCCCCTTTCTGATGTGTCCTCGGCCGTCTTTATCGTTTATGGGCTGCTGATGATTGCGTGGCATGTCAAAACGAAATGGCTGGCTAAGTGGCTGGCTAAGTCGGGGGTTCCTGATGAGTCTTAAGGCCCGGCTGATACCCGCCGTTATCGCGGCCGTTCTGGCTTCGGGCGGCACGGCGTTGCAGGTCATGGAGGCCGGTGTGCCGGTTGTTGAGGGTGAGCGCTACGTCGCCTATCTCGACTCCGGTGGCTTGCCGACCATCTGCGCCGGTATTACCCGAGGCGTAAAGCTGGGTGATGTTGAGACGCCCGAAGGCTGCAAGCGCCGTAATGCCGAGGCGATTCGCACAGGCTTGCAGGACGTCGAGACCTGTTCCGGCGACCTGTCCACGGTCCCGCGTTCTGTCCTCGGCGGCATGGGGATGTTCGCTTACAACGTCGGCAGACCGAAGTATTGCGGGTCAACCGCTGCCACTTACGTCCGTGCTGGCAAGTACCTGGAGGCCTGCCGACAACTGCCGCGATGGCGGTATGTCGGGGGCAAGGACTGCGCCATAGCGGCCAACAACTGCCGAGGCATCATCGAGCGCCGGGCTATCGAGGAAGCGATATGCGAGTACGACTTGTGACAGGTCACAGCGCTGCGCGTGCGGCCCTTTTGAGCGTGGCTCTGTTCGTTGTTGCGGCATCGCTTGCGCTGCTGCCTGCGCCGGGGGCGTTCGTATGAGCCTGTACGGATGGATTGCCCTGGCCTTCGCTGTCGTTCTGGCGGGCTGGCAGTGGGACCACAACCGGAACGAAGTTGCCGCCCTAGAGCACGCCGCCACGGCGCAGCAGCAGGAAGTCGACCGGCTGGCATCGTCCAATAGCCAGTTCGCCCAACTGCTGATCGACCGGCACGCCCTGGACGAAAGGCTGGGCCTTATCAGTGTGCAAACGCAGACAACCAATCAAACGTTAGCCGGGCAGGGCGCCCAGTGGCGTCAGGCCTTCGCGGAGCTGAAACGCAATGACGATCAAGTTCGGGTTTATCTGGCTGCTCCTGTCCCTGTTGCTCTCGGCCTGCGCTACGCCCGCCCCGCAACCACTGACCCCCTTGCCTGGGGAGCGGGACAGGCCGCGCCTTTGTCCGTTGGTGGCCTGCCCACTGCCGGGCCGCCCGGCGCCGGGCCATAACGAGGACATGACGGCCGCGCTCGATGATACCGAGGCGGCCTTGAAGGCCTGCGCAGTTCAAGTGTTGGACTGCATTCAGCGACAGGACGCTGCGGCGTCCGTTACGGGTAACGAGGTTTCAAAGTGAGCAAAAGCAAAGAGCAGTTGAAGGTTTTTGTCGTTACTGGTGATGGCGTGCCGCTCACTCGCGTAACTGCGGGTGGTTTCAGCGCTTTCCCCGAAGGTATTCAGTTCTACGGCCTGCCCCGCGAGCGAGGTCGGGGTACTGAGCTGTTGGCGTATTTTCCGCGCCACTGTTCCGTTGTTCTCGAAAGCGCATTGAGCGGCGCTGCGCCGAGCGCGATGCCGACCCCGGCTGCGCCGGTCGAAATGGTCGTGGGTGAGGCTCTTTTCGAGCCGGGCCCGACTATCGGCAAGGTCACAATCAATGTTACTGCCGGTGCGTTGCCGGATCTGACCAGCCTGCGCGAGGTGCTGGAGCAGATGCGGGGAAAGCTTCCCGCTTCTGACCGTAATGAGTGCCTGAACGCCATCCTGCACTTTGTTGGGGTTCTGGCTGCGCCTGGCTCCCGTCCTGTCGCTGAAGACTTGATGACTATCAGCGATCTGGCCACGGCTGTCAGTCGCATGAAGCACGTTGCTCATAAGCGTTTGAACGAGTGACAAGTAATGATATGTGACATGTCACAAGGTATCGCCGCCATGAAGTAAGTGCAGGGCCTCCCCGGCCGAAAAGGGGCGCTCATTGGTTAGCCGCGAAAGGCCCAGCGCTAGGCACGACGAGAGAATATCGGCCCGGAGTGCGTCGGTTTTGCCCCCGACCCCGATAGCCATGAGGCCCATAGTGAGGCCCTGACATAGCACGGTCATAGGCACTGACGCCGGAGACGTAACCGGCCACGAATTCAACTGAGCGAGGCGCGCGATGCTGCGGATTACTACAGAAGGCGCGGCCTCTGTTCGGCAGAAGCTGACCGAGATTGAAAAGCGTCAGCTCCCGTTCGCCACGATGACCGCGCTTAACCGCGTGGCCGTGGCGGTCAAGGCGGCAGAGGTGGACGCCATGCGTGCCCAGTTCGACCGGCCTACACGCTTCACCCTGAACAGCCTGTTTATCAAGCCTGCCAAGAAAGGGAAGCTTGAGGCAAAGGTGTGGGTCAAGGATTACGCATCGAAGGCCCAGGCCCCTACATGGTGGCTGCTGCCGGAAGTGATGGGCGGTGCCCGTGGCCAGAAGCGCAGCGAGAAGCTGTTGGCCGGTAAGGGGATCTTGCCCGGTGGTAAGTCGCTGATGCCTGGGCAGGGCATGAAGCTGGACGGGCAGGGCAACGTCAGTCGCGGGCAGATGCAAAAGATCCTGTCAGGCCTTGGCGCCCAGGGTGACAGGCACGCGAACAGTACGGACAGCAGGCGCAGCGCGGGCAACCGTAAGCGCTTCTTTGTCCTGGGCAAAGGTGCCAATGCCATCGGCATCGCTGAGCGCACAGGCAAGGGGCGTATGCAGATGGTGCTGGCCTTCGGGGCTACCCCGTCCTACAGCTCGCGACTCGACTTCTTCGGCATCGCCAATCGGATCGTCCGGCAGCGGCTGCCCGCTGAGATGCGGCAGGCGCTCAACGAGGCGGTACTGTCGGCCCGGTGAAAAAAGGTTGAAAAAAAGTGAAGAAAAGTGTTGACGAAATTGCAAAAGGTACTCCCGGCCATACCGCCCCCTAGGGGGTAATTCGAGGCCCGTCGTTTCAGTACATATGACCCCTTTTGGGGCAGAGGTTGTTGTTTATCCCATGGCAAATCCGACCATTACCCGTGAGCCGCATTGGCTCAATAAGGTGCGTATGGCGGCCAGTCTCGGCATTTCCGTTCAAGCCTTTGATAAATGGGGCGTCAAGCCGATTGCAAAGATCGGCCGCGAAACGTTTTACGACGTCCGTTCGGTGCTGGACAACCGGTTAAAACACCAAGGCGACAAACATCAACCTGGCGCCGATGTGGTCGATCCGCTGATTGGCTACAAGATCGATCTTGAGCGCCTGCGCCTGACGAAAGAACAGGCTGACGCCCAGGCCCGGAAAAACCGGGTTGGCGATAAGGAGTTGGTGCCGGTTGGATTCATGGTTTACGCGCTGGCCAATCTGTCGGCGCGCCTCGCTTCGACCCTTAACACCGTTCACAAGAACGTAAAACGTCAGCACCCGGATATCAGCGTTCGCCACCTTGAAGCGGTGGAAACCGAGATCGCCGTTACTCGTAACGCGGCTGCCGGTTTGGCTGATCGCATACCGGAATTACTCGATGAATATGTCGCCACTTTGGATGCGGGATCTAGTTGAGGCTGTCCGCCGTGGCCTGAAGAACCTTGAAGTAGATCCGCCCATGACCGCCGTCGAGTGGGCCGACGAATATTTCTATATGTCGTCTGAATCCTCCTACGGTGAAGGCAAGTGGACGACTGAGCCGTTTCAGGTGGCGTTGCTGAACGCCATGGGTAACGACCTGATCGACGAATTCAATCTGCCGAAGTCTGCGCGTATTGGTTATACCAAGATGCTGATGGCGAACATCGCCTACAAGCTCAAGCACAAGAAACGCAGTATTTGCATGTGGAGCCCAACGGACGACGACGCCAAGGGCATCATGAAAAAGCACGTCGACCCGATGATTCGCGACGTGCCGGTGATCAAGGCCATGGCGCCCTGGTTCGGCAAGAAACACAAGGACAATACCGAGGATCAAAAGACCTTCGAGAACCGCAAGGTTCTGTGGTGGTTGGGCGGTAAGGCTGCGGGCAACTACCGGGAGAAAAGCCCGGACGAAGTTGGCTACGACGAGCTTTCAAGCTTCGACGCAGACATTCAGGGCGAAGGCTCGCCGACGTTCCTCGGGGATAAGCGCCTTGAGGGCGCGACCTTCCCTAAGTCAATCCGTGGGTCTACTCCCAAGCTTGCGGGTAGCTGCCAGATTACGCGGGCGGCTGAAGAATCGGCCTACCTGCTGCGGTTCCATATCCGGTGCCCACACTGCAAGACGGAACAGACGCTGAAGTGGGGCGGCAAGGACGAGCCATACGGCCTCAAGTGGTCGAAGGATGAGCGCGGGGAGGTCGACAAGGCCTGGTATCTGTGCGAGTCCGGCAACGGTTGCAGCTTCGAGCATTACCAGATGATCGAAGCGTCACGCTCTGGCCGGTACATCTGCGACCGGACGGGGATCTGGACCCGCGACAGCATGGAATGGTTCGGGCGGGATGATCAGCCCATTCGGACGCCGCGCCGCCTGACGTTCCATATCTGGACGATTTATTCGACCTTCACCACTTGGGTGAAGATCGCAGACGAGCGGACCAAGGCCGGTAAGGACCGGGGCAAGCTGAAAACCTTCGTCAACACGACGTTGGGCGAAGCCTGGGAAGAAGACCTAACCGAAAAGGTCGACTGGGAACTGCTGTATGCCCGGCGCGAGGTGTACCCCGCCCAGGTGCCGCCGCGTGTGGTGGTGCTGACCGGCTCGATAGATACCCAAGACGACCGTTACGAGCTACGGGTTTGGGGCTGGGGCGCTGGTGAGGAATCGTGGCTTGTGTGGCGCAAGATCCTGACCGGAGACCCGGAAAGCGCGGTTCTGAAACGCAAGGTCGGGTTAGAGCTGCACCGTCAGTTCACCCGCTCCGATGGCGCGGTTATGCGGGTGGAGCGTTGGTGCTGGGACTCCGGTGGCCACCACTCCGACACCGTTCGGGCCGAGAGTCGTAAACATGGCGTGCATTGGGTAATCCCAATCTTCGGCGCCAGTGTCTACGGCAAGCCGATTGCGAGCTTTCCACGGCGCAAGGAAAAGAAATCCAAGACCTACCTTACCGAGGTCGGTACGGACAACGCCAAAGAGGTGATCTACAACCGCCTCAAGCTGCAAAAGGACGGCAACCGTCCTGTGCCTGGGTTGGTTCACTTCCCGGCAGATGACTTGATCTGCGACGAAACCGAGCTGAAGCAGCTAACCAGCGAAACCAAGAAATGGATCATGGCCCGTGGGCGTCGTGTGCTGCGCTGGGATGCCAGCAAGCGGCGTAACGAAGCGCTCGATTGCTTTGTGTACGCCCTGGCCGCGCTGCGGATCTGTCAGGAGAAATTCGGCCTCGATCTTGAGTATCTGGCCGGACAGAACGCGGCGGGTGGCGTTCCTGAGCTGCCAGACGACCCGGAGGACTCTGACGAGCCTGAAGGCGACGACGAGCCAGAAGCCCCAGCGCCTGAGCCTGAGCAAGAACCGGCCCCGGCGCCGATCCAGCCCCAACCAGACCACCAGCCCGCCGTTGGCGGCTGGATTGAAACAGGAGCAAACGCATGGCTGTGATAGCTCGGGAAATGCTCGACAAGTACCTGGCTGCCGAGGCGGCGGTATTGGATGGCAAAGAAATCATGTTCGGCGGTCGAAAGGTCGTTTACGCGGATCTGCCGCAAATCATTGCGGGCCGAAAGGAGTGGGAGCGCCGGGTGGCGCTGGAAATGCGCGGGGGGCGTCCGGGCTATTCCCTGGCGTCGTTTGAATGAGCCGTATGAACCTGTTGGACAAGGCTCTGGCTCCGATCTTCCCCGGCATGGTGGCTGAGCGTCTGCGGGCCAGGAACGTGATCATGGCCTTTGAAGCCGCGACCCCGAGCCGGACGCACAAGGCCAAGAAGCAACCGCGAAGTGCCGACGCTTCACTGAATCGCACACTGAAGTCGTTGCGCGAGCAATGCCGCAAGCTGGACGAGGACCACGACATTGTGACCGGTCTGTTTGACCGCCTGGAGGAACGGGTGGTTGGCGGGCCGGGCATTGCCGTTGAGCCTATCCCGCTGGACCGTGACGGTAACGTGCATGTGGCGTTCGCGGCGGCCATTAAATCGCTGTGGGGTGAATGGTCGCTGTCGCCCGAGGCTTCGGGCGAGCTGAGTCGGCCCCAAATGGAGCGGCTTGTGTGCCGGACCTGGCTGCGCGATGGCGAGGCCTTGGCACAGATGCTGCGGGGAGATGTTCCCGGCTACCAGCACCTACACGGTGTCCCTTTTGCCCTGGAGATGTTAGAGCCGGACTACCTGCCTATCGAGTACACCGACCCTTCCCAGGGCATCGTGCAAGGAGTTGAGCGTAATGCATGGCGCCGTGTCCGGGCCTACCACTTGCTCAAGGTTCACCCAGGGGATTTGCGCGGCAACCTCGCTCAGAACACCAAACGGGTTACGTCCGATCAGGTGATTCACATTGCGCACCGTAAGCGCATCGGCCAGAACCGGGGGCAGCCGCTGTTGCATGCGGTCCTGATCCGGTTGGCGGATATCAAGGATTACGAGGAAAGCGAGCGGGTGGCAGCGCGGATTAGCGCGGCGCTAGCCATGTACATCAAGAAGGGTACGGGCGAGGACTTCGTACCGCCTGCGAACGGTGAGGTTCGCTCTGAGCGGAGTTTCCCGATTGCCCCCGGCATTGTGATTGACACCCTGTTGCCCGGTGAAGACGTCGGGATGATCGAAAGCAACCGGCCTAACCCGTTCCTTGAAGGGTTCCGCAATGGCCAGTTGAAGGCCGTGGCGGCAGGTTCACGCAGTACCTATTCCAGCGTGGCGCGCAGCTACGACGGTACTTACTCGGCCCAGCGTCAAGAGCTGGTCGAGGGGCAGTTGGGTTACGACCTTTTGCAGCATGAGTTTATCGACTACTGGTGCCGCCCGGTTTATCGGGAATGGCTGCGCATGGCGATCATGAGCGGCCAACTGGTCGTGCCTGGGGATGTAGATCCCCTAACGATCTACGGCGCGTTTTATCAGGGGCCGGTGATGCCCTGGATTAACCCGGTGCATGAGGCCACGGCCTGGAAACTTCTTGTTGAGGCCGGGTTTGCTGATGAGGCCGAGGTGGCCCGTTCGCGTCAGCGCAACCCTTCAGAACTCAAGGCGTCGCGCAAGGCTGAAGTAGCCGCGAACCGAGAGGACGGGCTTGTATTTAGCTCGGACTACTACCACCAAATCTACGGGAAGAATCAGCCCAATGATGACGAAAAACAACGAACCGCTGATGCGGCCACAGGGGTCGACCCCAAGCACGAATAGCCCGAGCGGCGGCGAGAGCTGGTATCGGCTGCGGGCCTCTGCTGGCGGCGTCGTGGAAATGCTGCTGTACGGGGATATCGGTTCCTGGGGCATCACGGCCAACCAGTTTTCCAACGATCTGAAGGCCCTCGGCGACGTTTCACAAATCAACCTGCACGTTCACTCCCCAGGCGGTGACGTGTTTGAAGGCATGGCCATTTACAACCTGCTGAAGAATCACCCGGCACGGGTTGAGGGCACGGTAGACGGCTTGGCCGCGTCCATGGGGAGCGTGATTCTCATGGCTTCCGATGTGATCCGCATCCCGGCCAACGCCATGATCATGGTGCATAAGCCGTGGGGGATTCAGGGCGGTGACGCCGATGAAATGCGCCGTTATGCCGACCTTCTCGACAAGGTTGAAGACTCGTTGGTAGCGGCTTACACCAACAAGACCGGCAAGACCTCGGACGAAGTAAAAGCCTTGCTCGCTGCTGAAACCTGGATGACCGGCGTTGAAGCGGTCGAGCTGGGTTTCGCTGACGAGCTGGTCGAGCCCGTGGCCGCCTTCGCCAAAATCAATTCACAACGCATGCAGGACTTCCAAAAAATGCCCGATTCTCTGAAAAACCTGTTCGATCCTCGCGGTTCTGCGCCTGCGCCTGTGGCCGCGCCACCTGCGCCGGTCGCCGCTGCGCCTGCTGCCCCTGCTGCGCTGACGCCCGATCAAATCATGGCCCAGGGCGCTGCGGCAGAAGCGGCGCGCCGTAATGCCATCAATGCGGCCTTTGCGCCGTTCGCAGTCCATGTCGCGCTACGTGATACCTGCCTGGATGACTTCGCCTGTACGGTGGATCAGGCTAACGCGAAGCTCCTGGCGGCCATCGGCCAAGGCACCACGCCTACGGCCACTACCCGTCACCCTGGCCATATCACTAACGGCAATCTGGTGGGCGATTCGGTCCGTGCTTCGCTGTACGGCCGCCTCGGCCTGGAAGAAAACGAAGCGGACAACGCTTACAACTTCATGACCCTGCGCGAGCTGGCCCGCGCCTCGCTCGCTGATCGCGCCATTGGCGTGGCCAGCCTGCGGCCGATGGATATGGTCGGTCTGGCGTTCACTCATGACGCGAGCGACTTCGGCAACATCCTGTTGGATGCTTCGCACCGTTCCTTGTTGGAAGGCTGGGAGCAGGCGACCGAGACCTATCAGTTGTGGACCCGTGCGGGTCGACTGAGCGACTTCAAGGTGGCGAACCGTGTCGGCCTGGGTTCGTTCTCGACGCTGCGTGAAGTGCGTCCGGGTGCTGAATATAAGTACATCACCCTCGGCGACAGCGGTGAAACCATCCGTCTGGCCACCTACGGCGAAATCTTCAGCATCAACCGTCAGGCGATCATCAACGACGATCTGGACGCCTTGAGCGCGATCCCGCGCATGATGGGCGAAGCCGCTCGCGCAACCATCGGTGATCTGGTGTATGACACCCTGATCAACAACGGCAAGATGCGCGACGGTAAACCGCTGTTTGATGCCTCGCGCAAAAACCTGTTCTCCGGTGCTAACTCGGCGCTGTCTATCGAATCGATGAGTGCCGCGAAAAGCGCCATGGCGCTGCAAAAGGCCAAGGTGGCCAAGGACGGCGACAAGGCGCGAACGCTGAACATTCGCCCTGCCTTCCTGCTGTGCCCGGTTGCCCTGGAAGACAAGGCCAATCAGTTGATCCGTTCCACTTCTGTGCCGACCGCCACGGTCAATGCCGGTGTGGTTAACCCGATCAAGGACTTCGCCCAGGTCATCGGCGAACCGCGCCTCGACGATGCGTCGTCCGCGTCGTGGTATCTGGCCGGTCGCCAGAATAGCGACACTATCGAGGTGGCCTATCTGGACGGCATCGACGTGCCGTATATCGACCAGCAGGAAGGCTTTACCAGCGACGGTATCGCGACGAAGGTCCGTATCGATGCGGGCGTGTCTGCGCTCGACTCGCGTGGCCTGAACAAGTCTGTCGGCGCGTAACCCGCTGCCATCCCCATAGCCCCGCCTTGAGCGGGGTTTGTTGTTTCTGGACAGGAGAAAAATGGCCATGGCCACTAACTATGTAAGCAATGGCGCGACCGTTACCGCTGTAGCCCCTACGGGCGGATCTGTGGCGGGCGTACCCCAAGTGATCGGCGACCTGGCGGTGATGCCGCTGCAAAGCGGTTCAAAGGGTGCTGTGATCGTGTATCGCACTGACGGCAATTGGAGCGTTCCGGCTGACGCGGCGCTCAAGTTCGGTATGAGCGTCAACGTCAAGGCGGGCGGGCTGGTTGCGCCCGGCACGGCGGATTCGGCGCCTTACGGCAAGCTGTTGACCGATGCGGTCGGCGGTTTTGCCGAAGTGCTGATCGTCCAGTAATGCCAGTCGGTCGCTTTCGCGATATCACGGCACGGATGGACGCCGTGCTGGTGGCCCGCCTGGGCGACCGGGCGGTTCGTGCGGATGGCGTCGAGGTTTTTGGCGCTTTCCTGTCGCCGTTCTCCGGCGCTGAGCTGGGCGCGGGGCAGTTCAAGATCGGGGCCGGGATCAACACGGACGAAGTGATTGAACCGACGTTCACCCTTCGCCATGTCGACGCCGTTGGGCTGGTGGCGAAAGCCTTCATTGTGGTTGACGTGCCCTTAGCCGATGGCGGTGGCCGTTACCAAGTGATCAAGACCGAGCCGGACGGAACGGGCATGGTCACGCTTAAGCTGAAATTGGTGAGTTCATGACAGAAGACGACGCGCTTGCATTGCTGCATGACCGCATCACTGAAACGCTTCTTGCGAAACTGCCCGGCGTGGTTCATGTCGAGGCATACCCCGATCTGGAAAAGGTTGTAACGGTCCCGGCGGTGTTTTTCGGCATGCCCGAGTTTGCTCCTGGGCCGGACAGCGGCACGGGTAAAACAGCGATCCATGGGAAGTTTCAGGCGTTGATTCTGGTCGATGCGACTGATCCGCACGCGCCAGTACAAGGCATGTGGCTGGCGGCCCGTATGGCGTCGCTGCTGCGCGGTCAGTATTGGGAATTGGACTATGTGGAGGAAACCAAGGACGTTATGGCGGCCCTGGATAACTCCAATCCGGCGCTGGAGCAATTCGTGACCTGGGGCGTCAGTTGGTCCCAGGACTTTCACGTTGGTGATAATGCCGAATGGCCGTGGCCGGATCTTAAGCCGACGCCCTTCGGGCCTGAAAGCCCCGAGGCGGTGACGCCGTGAATAAGCCCAGCGTTGGCGAACATGACCGCATTATCGCGGCCATGCTCATGCCCGGCAAAGTCTCGGCCGTGGATCTGAAAAAGGGCAAGGTCCGCATTACGTCGCGTGAAGGCTGGGTAAGCCCCTGGATTCGCTGGTTTAGCAAGGCGGCAGGCAGCGCTCGGCACTGGCGTGCGCCGTCCATGAACGAGCAAGGCATGATCTTCAACCCCAGCGGGCAGCCGGGTTTGGGGGGCTTCGCGCCGGGCCTGTTCAGCGAAGCCGGTGGCGCGCCTGATGACCGGGATCATGTCGAGGTCTGGGAATTCCCGGACGGCGGTCGGCTGGTCTACGACTGGGAAGCCAAGACCTACGACATAACCTTGCCCACGGGCACGGTGACGACAAAGGTCGGCAGTACAACGTCGGTCGTTACGGATAACGCGGCATCGATCAAGGTCGGTGGTGCTGCATTCGAAATGACGCCGGGCAGCATCAAACTTACCGGCGAAGTGCAAATCGTAGGCGGCCTAAAGGTCACTCAAGACATTTTCGGCGGCGGCCAAATCATCGATACGGGTGGCAACACGCCGAATCACAAGCACTAAAACCTGAGTCATTCACGACCCGCCTTGAGCGGGTTTTTTTATGCCTGGAGAAACACATGGCCACGTCTACGAAAGCAGCAAAAGAAACCTCTGCCGTAACGGCTGAAACCCCCGTCTCTGAAGGCGCGCAGGCGGTTTCGGAAGTTGTGCCGGCACAAGCCGCAAAAGTGCCCGTTTTCCGCGACAAAGAATTCACGTCGCGCACGCTGATTCTGCCCCAGGGTCGCACCGTTGAAGTGAAGCGCGGGCAGGTCGAGGCCGTCGACGCTGAGCTGTCGGCGTTCCTGAAGGCGCGCCAGGACTTCGAGCCGCTGGAGTGAAGTAAATGATCGGACGGGACCGCCGAACAGGGCTGCCGCTGTCGGGCTTCGCTCATGCGATGCAGTCCATTGAAGACATTTTGACGACCAAGATCGGCAGTCGGCGAATGCTGCCCGAGTACGGCAGCACGCTTAAAGACTACGTGGACTTGCCGGTTAACGATGGTTGGAAAGGCGCCGTAGCGGCCGAAGTGATTCGCGCCGTGGGCCGCTGGGAAAAGCGCGTGAGGCTTAGCCAGGTCACGGTCATTTCCATGGTCGGCGGGCAAATCACCCTGCGCTTACAGGGCGAGTACCTGGGCGATACCCCCGAGGCCCTGGATCAAAAGGTGACTGTATGACGATGCTGGATTTATCGCTGATTCCGGCGCCTGACGTGATTGAAACACTCTCTTTCGAGGATGTGTTTCAAAACATCTTGCAGCGCTTCCGGGTGGCGATCGGGGATCAGTGGAACGCTGCAATTGAGTCTGATCCAGTCATGAAAGAGCTGGAGACGATCGCCTATGAAATCGTCACGTTGCGTGCCCGGATTAACAGCGCCGGTAAAGCCAACATGTTGCCGTCCAGTTCGGGCAATGACTTGGACAACCTGCTGGCGCTGCTGGGTGCAAAGCGGCTGGAAGACGAGCTAGACCCGGCGTTCCGGGAACGCGGCAGGCAGGCCCCGTATGGGTTCAGCACGGCCGGGCCGCTGGCGGCGTACAAGTACCACGCGGCCAGCGCACACGACGATATCCGGGACGTGCGCGTGGATTCCCCCGCCCCTGGCGATATCCGTATCACGGTGCTGAGCCGGGTCGGTGATGGCGTGCCGACGCAAGAAGTGCTCGATGCTGTCAGGGATCGGCTTTCACCCGAAGACATGCGCCCAACAAACGACACGGTGATTGTTGAACCGGCGTACCCGATGCCGTGGCAACTGGTTGCAGAGGTGCATTTCCCGACCGGCGCTGCCTATGAGCCGATCATGGTGGCCGCTCAGGCCGCTGCTGAGGCGTATGCGCTCGCGCAGAACAAAATCAATGCTGCGGTAAAGGTAAGCAAGATTATCGCCGCTGCCGCGCTGCCAGGGACTTCGGACGTCAAGGTGATGAGTCCGACCGGTGATATCGAGCCGGAGACTCAAGGCGCGCCGTACTGCACGCAAATCATCCTGACGCCGAGGGTGGTTTATGACCAGCAGCTCAGCTGACCTGTTGCCCGGTAACAGCGTGGCCCTTGAGCGCGCTGTGGTCGAGTCGAGCGGCATTCGTACGCTTGACCCCGACATCATTCGCTTGCTCTGGGATGCCGACAAGTGTCCGCCCCAGTACCTGCCGTATCTGGCCTGGGCCTTGGCGGTGGACTTCTGGGAGCTGGCCAAGACCGATCAGCAGCGCCGCAACCTGATCAAGGGCGCGATTCAGTGGCATCGCAAGCGCGGCACGCCCTGGGCGGTCAAGGAAGCTTTGGCGGCGTTCGAGTTCGGCGGGTTCGTCTTTGACTGGGACCTGAAGAACAAGGGCGGCCACTGGGCAGAGTTCGACGTGGAATTCAACGTCACTGACCAGTCAGTGACCGAAGAAACCTATGCCCAGGTACTGCGCCTTATCGATGCCTTCAAGGCTGGCCGGTCGCACTTGCGCAACCTGCGCACGGTGTTGACGACGCAGGCGGCCGTTTTCGTGGCGTGCGCGACCTATGGCGGCGACACCGTGACTGTTTACCCGCTCTCGCCAAAAGACATTTCCGCGCAGCCTGCGGGCGTGTCGGTGGGTGTCGGCGCGCATGACTTCGCCACCACTACGATTTACCCGAGGACACCATGACCGAACAAACGATGCTGAGCGCCGCGCAGGCGCTTGTCGCGGCCCTTGAAGGCACGCCGGGGGTTTCGCTCGATGCTGCACGCACATTGCTTCAGCTTGTGTCTGTATCGCCTCTGGCGGCCTTGAGCGCGGCGGCGGATCAGTTCTACACGCTGTTAACCATGGAAGGGGCAACGGAGTTCATCGCCGCCCAGGCGGCAGCAGGCGACGTCAAAGTGCCGTTTACCCATATTGCCCTGGGCGATGGCAACGGCCTGCCGGTCACGCCAAACGAGGCCATGACGGGCCTTGTTAACGAGGTCTACCGGGTTCCCATCACCAGTATCACGGTGGACCCGAACAACTCGAAATACTTGATCCTTGAGGCCGTTATTCCGACAGTGGTCGGCGGCTGGACGGTCAACGAGGTGTCGGCCATTGGCGGCCGGGCCGGTGGCCTGACGTTGGCGGTGGGCAACTTCCCGCCGACCTATAAGCCCATGCTGAGCCAGGGCAGTGCCCGCGACATGGTTGTTCGCATGGTTATTCAGGTGGGCAACGCTTCGGTGGTGAGTTTCGCCATTGACCCGTCCGTAGCCGTGGCGACGAATCAGGCAATCATCAACGCGATGAACGCGCACTTGCTGGAGGTCAACCCGCACCCGCAATACGCGATGTTGGCGGATCTGGTGCATCACTTGATGGCGCTCGATCCACACCCGATGTACGCCAAAGGTGACGTTCTCACGGCTCATGCCAACGACCCCCACGCGCACGGAATTTACCTCACTTCGGCCGATCTGGACGCGGCTATGTTGGCCGCCAAGCCCAACCCGGCATTGGTCCATTTCCGCACCACTATGTAAGGAGTAGGCCGTTATGAGTAACGGGCTTTACGGTCAAATCTCGCCCGCTGCGGGCATATTGACCAAGGCAACAACTATCGCCGTTCCGGCCAACAAGACGCGCTCTGTGATCCTCGGCGCCTGCAATACCTCGGATGAGTCGACCGCCAAAATTTACATTGCGGTCACTGATGCGGCGTCGGCTGTGACTGTTCCTGTGGCGGCTTACAAGTCATTCGGGCGCAAGCTTGGGCCGGGCGACGAGTACGAACGGAGCGTGCTGCTGGGTCCCGGTGAAAACGTGTGGTTCAAGTCAGATAAGGCGGGCGTAGCTTTCGACGTTCGCGGTTTTGAAGGGGATGCAGCATGACGATTAACTATCTGCCTAACTCCACGGCCAGCGTGCTGGGGGCGGTATCCTCGGGCGGCACTCAGACGCAACTGAACGTTACTGCGAATGCGCCGTTCGAGCTGAATGATCTGGTTTACGTCGACTGGAAGACGGGGGCCATTGTCAATCAGTCCGGTATGCCGCCCAAGGCGGCGTTGGCTACCGGGCCGTCGTTGCAGACATTCCTCTATGACGACTTCCCGGGCGCTACGGCGAACTCTGTAGGGTCGATCAGTCAAATCGGCCCGGATGGTTCGATGTATCTGCTGGGCAGCGGCTTTAGCGGTTCCGGGCCATATCGCCGGTCGATTATCCTGTACAAGTACAATGCCAGGGGGATTTTGCAGTCTAAAGGCCAGGTCTTTAACGTATCGAACGATATTAGCGTTGCGATTCTGGTTAACACTTGCTCGTTCGCACTGCTGAGCAATGGCAATATCCTTGTCACTTGGCTGACTGGTTCAAACACTTCGACAATCTCGTGGTCCATCCTTAATACGTCGCTGCGGACAATTTATAGCGGCACAATTGTTGCCGCTGCTGGTGCTGGCGTGGGTGGCGGGGTTGCGCATATCCAGCCGACCAACAACGGCGGCGCAATTCTATTTTCCAGTAACGGCATTGACTATATTTCTGCGGTCGGAGTTACGAGCAGGCCCGTTACTAGCCTTCTTTCGGCGCTGGCATGGCACAACCATTTGAAGGATGCAAACGCGCCATATGACACCTACGCGAAGCCCGTGCCAGTTAAAAGCGGTACTGCTGGTGCATTTGGCTATGTATATACTTCGTCGTCGGGCAGTGGAGGTTGTTACTATGCGGTAATCGAGGCCGACGGGAGTCTGCGCGGCGCGGTTGTAACGCTGATCGCGGCTGTTTATCAGCAAATGTGCATTGCTGTTTCCCCTACAACCAATAACATTATGTGGTCAAACTACATTAGTGGTTATTATGGTGTGGTGAGTGATTCGGGTGTTGTTGTAAAGGCTTCTAGTGCGCTGATAAACGCCAATACAACTATCGGCATTCGCCTGTCTTCCGACGCTGGCGGAAACTTTCTTATTGTTAGTTGCAGCTTGGCTGATTACAAATGGTACTTGCGTTACATGACTCCGGCGGGTGTCGATGTTTCGCAAGCGTCGGTAATTGCGAGCCTTGGCAGTAACGTCGGGCCGTATAGCGCGCCAGTGGTAGCAAAGCTTACGACTGGTACGGTTTATCTGCTGCCTGGTTCTACAAATACGTCTTGGGTTTACTATGCATTTGTAAACAATGCCGGGGTGATTGCTAAACAAGAGTTGCTGTTGAATTTTGGCTATTCTGGTGGTGGTACAGGCCTGGCGTTTACGGTTACTGTTTACAACGATACAGTGTATGGCCTGGCAAGCGTTGGTCTTACGACGAGCCCGGTTGATGTTCTGACGTTCACAATTTCCAATGCCGGAGTGACGACGCTTAGCGGTGACGCTACAAATGGCATTATCGGACGTTCGACAATTGACGTCGGCTATCCAATCCGGTCATTTATAGATGAGACTGGCAAGTATCTGTACTTTGTTTGTACGGTTAGCGCCTCGTCTACGGTGGTGATTACCTATGACTTAAATCTGAATTTCCTGTCTTATTCGATTTTTGGCACGGTATCGCAGACGTTTTTCAATTCGTCAACTATTCGCGTATTTGCGCAAGGTTTGCTGTTTAGCGGGGCGAGCGGTTATTCCGACGCTTCGACTGTCGGCACTCTGGCGGTATTTATCAAGCCAAAGACAACGATATTGCTCGGGGTGGCAGCAAATGCGGCTGCTGAGGGTGGTGCGCTGGCCGTAAATACCAAAGGTGTTTTTCCTGTTCCCGCATCTTGGAAGGCTGTATTTCAGACCTTCGATGCCAGTGCAAATACTCCGGCTGGTAATTCGGGTTTTATTGCTAGTGGGTTTATCAACTTGAAGGGGTTTAGTTAATGCCGATGCTCATTGGTAAAGATGGGGCGACTTATCCCTATCAGACGCTTCAGGACTACGGCGTCAGCTTTTGCCTTGATGGCAGTACGTTTATTCAGATGCCACTGTCTGAATTCACGATTGCCGATCAGTCCAGCCTGACGTTTATCACGGTCCTGGCGTACCGCAACCGCTTCACTGAGGCGGAAAAGGTCGATATCGAAATGGCCGCGCTCGATGACCCATCCGCCGCCATGACGGCCCGCAAGCAAGCCGCGAATGTCCGGGTTTATCTGGCGGATCTGTCGACGGCCAAATTCATCGACTTGCAGGACGAAGCAACCCGAGCAGGCGCCCAGGCGCTGGAAGCGGCCGGGCTGCTGGCCAAGGGTCGCGCCCTGGAAATCCTCGACGCGCCAATCGAGGCGAAAGAACGCCTGTAGCCCAGGACCGCAAGACCACAAGCGCCCCGCATCGTCGGGGCGTTGTCGTTTCTGACGTAAGGAGAAGTGCGATTGAAACAGCGACTCGGAATGCTCTTGCTGGCCCTGCTGTGCGCCCTGGCGGCGGTCGTGGGCTGGCTCTGGATGTTGGGGGCCGCCCTGGGCGGCAGTGATCGAGCGCGGCGCTTGGCTGTCTCTTTCGACCAGTTGGCCAACACGGCCTTCGGCGGCAACGAAGACGAGACCATCAGTTCCCGCGCTGCCAAGGCGGCCCGCGAGCATCGAGCGTGGGGCTGCGTGCTGTGCAAGGCGCTGGACTGGTTCGAAAAGGACCACTGCGAGCTGAGCATTGAGCCGGACCGGGGCAAGCCCCTGCGCTGATCCGTCGTTACCGTAACGCAACCGTTTTACCGAGACCCCGCCAAGTGCGGGTTTTTTCGTTTTTGGAGATTGATTTATGAGTGGCAGCGCCTTTTTTCACGGGATCACGACCACTGCCGTAACCGGTGGTGCGCGGACTATCTCGGTCCCGTCGTCGTCCGTTATCGGGCTTGTGGCGGTCCTGCCCGAGGGCTATGCAGCCCTGGCCAACGGCGTGACGCCGGGTAAGCCGGTGCTGATTACCAGCGAGCGCGAAGCCATCGCGGTCGGCGGTGAAAGCTCGCCTTTCACGAAAGCCTGTCAGGCGATCTACACCCGCGCCAAGGCTGTGATTGTGGCCGTGCCCCTGGCCCCGGTTGTCGATGCTGCGGCACTGACTTCGGCCGTCATCGGCGGCGTGAAGGTCGACGGCACCCGTACCGGGCTGCAAGCCCTGATCGACGGTAAAAGCTTGTTCAACGCACAGCCGCGGCTGTTGATTGCGCCGGGTCATTCCGCAACGCTGGCCGTCGCCACGGCGATGGAAGCGGTGGCCGAAAAGCTGTCTGCAATCGCGATCATCGACGGCCCCAACACGACCGACGAGGCGGCCATGGCCTACGCGACCAGCTTCGGCGGCAAGCGTCTGTACATGGTCGACCCCGGCGTTATGTCCTGGGACACCACGGCAAACGCAGACGTCGGTTCTCCGGCCTCGGCCTGGGTGGCTGGCCTGTTCGCCTGGACTGACACCACTTACGGTTTTTGGGCGTCCCCGTCGAACAAGACGTTCCTCGGCGTGACCGGCACGAAGCGGCCTATCGAGTTCCTGGACGGCGACGCCACTTGCCGGGCAAACCTGCTGAACAATGCGTTTATCGCGACGATCATTCGCGACGAGGGTTTCCGCCTGTGGGGCAACCGCACGCTGTCCAGTGACCCGAAGTGGACCATGGTAACTCGCGTGCGCACCTTCGATATGGTCATGGCCGCCCTGTTGTACGGCACGAAATGGGCGGTCGATGAGCCAATCACGAAGGGCTACGTCAAGGCGATGCTCGAAAGCCTGCACGGCTTCATGCGCGACCTGAAGGCCAAGGGCGCTGTTATCAACTTCGACGTGTTCATTGATACCGAACGCAACACGGCGACCGAACTGGAGCAGGGCCGTATTTTCTTCGGCGTTGAGTTTACCGACTCCCCGCCCGCTGAAAACCCGACCTTCCTTGTTGACGTTAACAACAAGTGGATTACCGAAGTTCTCGACACTCGTTCGTAAGGAGCGCGCTACATGATTCCACAAGTATTGTTTAATACGAACCTGTTCGTCGGCACTACCAGTTTCGCGGGCGATGTTCCAAGCCTCACACTTCCCAAGATGAAAAAGAAACTTGAACCGTACCGCGCTGGCGGTATGGATGCCGAGATTGACATGGACATGGGCCTGGAAAAGATGGACGCCGCGTTTACTACGACCGGCGTTCGTAAAGAATCCATGCTCAAGTTCGGCCTTGTCGATCAGAACGCATTCGAGGGCACATTCCGTGGCGCCTTCAAGGGCCAGGGCGGCGTCATGACCGGTGCTGTCGCCACCATTCGCGGCCAGTTGACCGAGCTGGATGCAGGCGACTGGAAGGCCGGTGATAAGGCCGAATTCAAGTACACCGTCAACTGCACCTACTACAAGTTCGAAGTAGATGGCGCGGTCTGGTTCGAGTTCGACCCGGTTAACAGCATTCGTATCGTCGATGGCGTCGACCAGCTCGACAAGATGCGCGAAATCCTCGGCATCTAAACAACTTCGTTATTTAAGGAAACAAGATTATGTCCGTTGAAAAAATTCCGGCTTGGCTGACCATTACCCAAGAATCGGCAACTATTAAACTGAGCAAGCCAAGTACGGCGAACGGTATTGAAGTGGATACCGTCGTCATGCGCTCGCCTTCGTTGCGCGAAGTGCGCGCCATTGACGCGATTTATCCGAAAGATCAAAACGCGCACGAACTGGCGCTGTTCGCGTCCCTGACCGATATCGGGGAAAAGGATCTGCAAGAGTTCAGATTGAAGGACCACATGCGCCTTCAGCGTGGCTATTTTCGTCTGGTTACAGACGACGAAGTTTGACGTTTCGACCTTGAAACTCGCGGCAAAGCGACTCGCCAAGGCCACGGGGTTCACCCTGGCCGAAATCGAGTCGATGCCGTTTCATGAAATGCTGTGGTGGCTCATGGATGAGTGACCACGCGGGGCTTGAGGTAGGGGCATGTCGGAAGCATTAGCGCTAAGTCTTGTAATCGGCGGCGCGGTCGCGGGGTCCCTCGGCAAGGCCTTTGGAGACGTCGATAAGCGCGTTAAGAACCTTCAGTCGGTGTCGGGTAAGGCCAGGGTCCTGCAATCGGTTGTAGGCGAAACCAAGGCCTTGCAAGACCAATGGCGCAAGGCGCACATGGCGGGCGAGGCCGGGGCTGACGGGCTGCGCAAGAAGCTGGAGGCCCAGCTTGACATGCTCAAGCGTAATGGCGTCGAGGTCGGCAACCTGGGCAAGGCCTATCAGCGTCTCGAACGCCAGGCCAGGGGCGCGGAACTCAAGGAAAAGGGGCAGCAGCAAATCAGGGACGGCGGCCGTGGCCTACGTAACGTCGGCATTGGCGTTGCGGCCGGTGCCGCCGCCATCGCGATCCCAGCGAAGGTAAGCGCGGAATACAACGCGATCATCCGTGACATTGCGATCAAGGCCGGTATTGCCAACAAGCCGGAAGAGGCGCAGGTCTCGCGCAAGATCATTGATACGTCGCACGCCAGCGGCCTGGGGCGTAATGAAACTGCGGATCTGGTCAACGCGCTGGTAGGTGCCGGTATGGACCTGACCAAGGCCATGGAGTACGCGCCGGTTGCGGCGAAATTCGTGGTCGGTCAGGGCGCCGATGGCGTCGACACGGCCAAGATGATCATGGCCCTGGGGCAGAACGCCAAGATTACCGACCCGGCCATGATGGAAAAGGCCCTGGAAGGCATCGCGTTTCAAGGTCAGGCGGGCAGCTTCGAGGCCTCGGACATGGCCAAATGGTTCCCCGAGCTGCTGGCTGGCATGGGGAAATTGGGCATTACCGGCACCGATGCGGCCGCCCAGTTGGGCGCCATGCTGCAAGTGCAAATGAAGACGGCGGGCAGCAGCGACGAGGCGGCGAACAACCTCAAGAACTGGATGGAAAAGATCGGTTCAGGGGACGTTGTAAAGGCCTACAAAGACGCTGGGATCGACTATCAAGGGTCCATGAATACGGGCCTTGAAAAGGGCAAGTCGACGCTAGAAACCAGCTTCGCGTTGGCTCAGAAGTACATTGAGAAAACGGACCCGAAGAAAGCCAAGCAAATGGCCGAAGCGGTGTCGAAGATCAGCAAGGAAGCGGACCCGGCCAAAGCCAAGGAAATGATGGCGTCCCTTGAAACGGCATTGCGCACGGGCGACCTGTTCAGCGACATGCAGGTAAAGGCGGCGCTCACTGCGTATTCGCAGAACAAGGACCTGTACGAGCAGCTTAAAAAGGACTCTGGCAACGCTAAAGGCATTCTGGATAAGAACCTTGCAGAGCGGCGCGAGACGTCATCGCAGAAGTGGAAAGAGGCCGGTAACAGCTCCGACGACGCCTTGCGCGCAATCGGTGATGCCCTGGCCCCGATTACCGACCGCGTAGCCGTTGGCGTCAAGACGGTGGCCGACAGCCTGGGCGAACTGGCCGATGCGTCCCCCCGTGTCGTGAGTGGTGTTGTTGCCGTGGGCGGCGCTATCGCTGCCATGGCGGCCGGTTACAGCGCGTTCAAGGTTGCGAGGGGCGTGGCCAACATCGGGCGCGGCACGCTCATGGGTGGCGATCCTAACCGTGTGCAAAAGGTCGAGATTGTTAACGGCTTTCCGGGCGGTGGTGGCGGTGGCCATGGTGGTGCCGGTCCGGGCGCGGGTCCTGGCGGTGGCGGCCCTGGCGGTGGCCCGGCGCCTAACGGCCCGGCTCGTCGTTGGTGGCGCCGCAACCCGGCGCCAGTGCCACCAGTTCCACCAGTGCCACACATTCCACCGGCACCACACGTACCGCCCGCGCCGCATGTGCCCCCGCCAGCACCGCACGTTCCCCCTGTGCCCCCAGGACCGCCAGCGCCACCCGGCCCAGGTGGTCCCCCGCATCCGCCCGGACCGGGCGGCGGTGGTGGCATGCGCTTTCACGGCGGGTCGGCGCTCAAAGAGTCGTGGCCCGAGGAGCTGTTGAATGCGGGCCTCAAGATCAAGGAGGTGTACGACTCTGACGCCTCCAAGGAAGACAAGGCCGTGGGTTACGGCGAGGCGGGCGGCACCATGGCGGGCACGCTGGCCGGTGCTGCGGCGGGTGCGGCCATTGGTTCGGTCGTGCCGGTCATTGGTACGGCCATCGGCGCAATGATTGGCGGCTGGCTTGGCTCTATGGGCGGCGAGGCCCTGGGCGGCTACGCCGGTAAAACGCTGTTCGGTGGGGATGACGACGCCAAGGCCGAGCCGGGTACGCCGCTGATGATGGCGGCGGCCGGGCAGACGGCTGGCCCTGGCCCGGAGATTCCAACCCTTTCGCAGTTTGCCAATGCCTACGGCCCCGGCGTTACGGGTAACGCGGACGGGCAGGTTATGGCCGAGCTGATGAAAAAGCCCGACCCGGCCAACCCATCCCCGGCTATCTCGTTGTTGGCCTCGGCCAAACCTGCCCAGGCGGCGCCGGTCGAGCAAAGCACGACTTATTCGCCGGTCATTCAAATTACCGTCAACGGCGATGCAAAGGACCCCCGGCAGATGGCTGACACCCTGATGCCGGAGATTAAACGCCAGCTTGAGGACATGGCACGCCAGCAGACGCGGCGCAGCATGACCGATGAATCGCACACGTAAGGAGGCCTATGGAATACGTCGACAAGCTCCAAACGGGGTTGCAATACATGGTCGATGCGGGGGAGGCTGGCCGTACTCAAGTGGGCGGCATGCTGTCGCCCGTCACCAATGCCGCGAGCTGGATATCTGGCGCTGCTGACGATCTGGAGAGCCTGCCCTTTGTCGGGCCTGCCATCGGCGCCAAGCTCAGTCGGGTGATGGGCGCCATCGGGTCAGCACAGAGCAAGGTCAATCAGGTGCTTGGCACTTATGACCGTGCTGTCGCGGGCGTGGATACGGTCAAGGAACGGCTCGGCGGGCTTGATACCCAAGTCGACCGGGCCAAGGCCGCCGTAGGCAAGCTTGCGGCCAAGGTCTCGCCGGAGGTGCAAACGGTCGTCCCTACGGCCGCCCTGGCGCCCAAGGCGGCCAACCCCACGCCGATGCCTGAAGCGGTCGGCGCATCGGCGCACCTTATGGTGCTCATGCCCGCCAAAGGCGCCGCGCAACCGTTCTATTTCAACATCGACACCGCCGCTCACAGCGAGCTACAGCGCACGAATGCGTATCGCTGGGCGGCCCAAGAGCGTTTAGGGCGCCGTCCGGGCATGCAGGCGGTCGGCATCGGTGAGGAAAAAATCACCATGCGCGGCGTCATCTTCGGGGCCTGGAAGGGCGGTATCAAGCAACTGGACAAGCTGCGGACCATCGGTAACGCCATGGTTCCCCTGGGCATGACAACCGGCTACGGCCTCGCCCTGGGCAATTGGTGCCTGATGAATATCAGCGAGGATCAGGGGTTTCTACTGAAGAACGGCGCGCCCCGCAAGCAGACATGGACATTGGAGTTTTCCCGTTATGGCGATGACCTGCAGAACGGCTGAGGGCGACATGCTCGATACCATTTGCAACAACTACTACGGCAACTTGCGCGGCACGGTGGAAGCCGTGTTGAGCGCAAACGAAGGGCTGGGCCGTGAGCCGCAACCCTTTAAGTCCGGGCTGCTGATCGTGCTGCCCGATATCGTAGAGACCAAGGAAACCACGGTTCGCCTGTGGTCCTGACGCCCCCGCTCTAACCCCCTCGCATCACCCCCAAGCCCCGCCCAGTGCGGGGCTTTTTCATTTCTGAGAATCCCCCATGAAGCCAGTCCATAAGATCGTGGCCAATGGCCTCGACATTTCCGACGCCATCAACGACCGGCTGTTGAGTGCCCGCACCGTCG